CGCGGCAGGTGCATTTCCAGCAAAACTTCCATCTGCTATTTTACTAAGAAAATCCGCAGTTCCGCTGCCCAGATTTACAAGAGCACCACCAATATTTCCTTGTGCAATCGCTGTATTTACAGTTCCCAATGCCCCAAAAAATGCAGCAGCTTCTACAGGATTAGCACGATCTTCACCCCAAGAAACACCATTAGAAATTGATAATTGATTTGGAATTGGTAATCTTACTATTCCTATAAATTTTTTAAGATTAGAATTTCTAGTTAAACCTCCAGTAATTAAATTAAATGGAGTAGTTTGAGGAGCAACAGAACTCAAAGGAAAAAGACTTTCTTGTGGCGCTCTATATGTAAACTGTTCAATTGTGACATGATCTTGTGTATTTGAGTAGGATGCATCTATTGGATATGATAGAGTTACTGGAACAGGTGATGCATCTGGATTATTATTGGGTGGGTTTAATGATCTTATTGTTTCGTTAGCACTATTTTTAGATTCTTCTTCAAGGTCTTGTATTAATCCATTTGTGTTCATGGGTGCTACAGGATCTGGAGGTGTCCAATCGGGCGGCATAGTTACTGGTTTTAGATTATCTGGATCTTGTTGTGTTGGAGTGTCATCCCAAGATTTATTTTGTCCAGATGTATTAACCGCTTTTGTTCCCAAATCAAATCTACCTTGAGATCTCATTTGCCCCTTTAATTCTGAAATACTGGCAAAAATTCCTGTTTGAAATTGTGGGGTTTCTATTAATCTTTCAAAATCTGATTTTCCAGGTTGAGTATATTCCCAGGGAAAATTTCCCCAACTGATTGAAGTTGGTTTTAAAAAATCGCCGTTTGCGGTATCTATACTATACTGTGCCCTATATGTCTTGTCTCCTACAATTGTGAAAGTAAATGCTCTATAAACAGCTCCTCCTTTTAAAGCTGGATTTGCTCTATTTTTCTTTGGTGCCATTATCTTAAACTCCTAGGATCGACTGGAACTTCTGCACCACGAAAACTTCTAACAAATTCTTCAGCAGATAATAGTGATGCAGATTGCCATTCTTCCATTGCTATATCTATGAAGTTACTTTCTACTTCTGATTTCAAGTATTTATGGAACCCAGTGCTGCCAAATAAAAATTCTTCCCAATTCTGGACACCACTAGATTGAGCTTCTTGAAGCATATTTACTATATCCATTCTTTGATTTCGTGGATAGTAATGTAAATTCATTCCATAAAAAACTTCATTTGAATTGAGAACAATAAAGCAAAGTGGATTTTTATCATAAAATCTTTTTTCTGCTGTTAGTGCTCGATAGCGAAATAGAACTAAATGTCCCACTTCAGGAATACTTGTAATTTTTGATTTTGGAAATTGAGACTTATACTCCAAGATCGTGCTCCGTTAAAATTTTAAATTCCCATTTTCTATCGTCACAGTATTCTTTTGCTGCTTCCCACTTTGCCATATTTTTAGCGTATTCAACAACTTCACTAATATATTTTTTTGACTTGCTCTTTTGTGGTGTAGGACCTTTTACTTGTTTTGCTGGTTTTATTTCAATCAAACTTTCTACAATTTTCCCAGACGTATTTTTGTATTTGATATAAAAGTCTGGAAAATACTTATGATATCGATTATCAACTGGAGATTTATAAGGTATCCAAAGTTCTTCCGATGACCAAATTAAAATATTTTCATTTTTATCACAATAATTCATAAATTTTAGTTCCCATAAAGATCTATAAATGATATTTGTGGGATCGCCTTTGTATTTTTTAGGATTGGAAGGTCGAAACTTTCCCTTATAACTCATACATAGTATATAAACGTCTTCTATTTAGATGACCATCGAAGCAAAATCAAAAGTACTTACAAATAGAACTTATATCCCTACTTATGAACTTTATAGTACTAGACTTCCTGGTACTGGTGGTGGTATTGTTCCTGCATTTAATAATATTTACGATGTATGGATAAACTTTGGCAGTGCTGTATCGCAAGGTGGCAATAGTTTATTGGGGTTTATCAATCAGCATGGATTTTATGATTCAAGTTCTACAGAAAATCCTGGTAATTATCTAGCATTATTTTGCTCAGAAGCAGTTCTTCCAGGGTCACAAATTCAAACCTCACAAGTTGATGGATTGAGGCAAGGTGTATCTTCAAATTATGCTGTTTTTAGAAGATATCCTGATATTACATTGACATACTATTCTCAAAAAGATTATTATACAAATGAAGTCTTTAATGCTTGGATGGAATATATTTCACCAACCATCTTATCTTCTGGTGGACATGGTGTAAATACTCAGCAAAGAAAAAATGACCGTGCTGCTTACAAAAAATTAAAATATCCTCTAAGTTATAAATGTGATATTCAAATTACAGCGTTCAGTGGAGACATTCTACCTGAAAATTTAAGATTGAAATCATCGAATAATCTTGCAGATTCTGCTAGATTATCTAACAGCATTTCTTATCATTTGATTAATGCATTTCCTATTAATATTGTTGCTGCTCCATTAGCATATGGTGATGCTGAATTAATTAAAACATCGATTACATTCAAATATGATTACTATTATACAGATAGATCTTCTAGAAATTATAATAATGATATCCTTTCTGTATCTGATCAAAAAGGGAACGTTAGAAATCCGTTCTAAATAAAGACAATGATGTGAATTTTTATGCCATTACCTAAGGTTGTAACTCCTACATTTGAATTAGATCTCATTTCAACTGGTAAGACAATTAAATATCGTCCATTTCTTGTTAAGGAAGAAAAAGTTCTTCTGATTGCACTTGAAAGCGGTAATGAAAAGGATATTTTAAACGCTGTAAAGGATGTTTTAAAATCCTGTGTTCTTACTCGTGGTGTAAAAGTAGAAGATCTTCCTAGTTTTGAACTTGAATATCTTTTCTTGAATATTCGCAGCAAGTCTGTTGGTGAAAGTGTAGAACTTCTAGTTACTTGCACTGACGATGGAGAAACTCAAGTTCCATTGTCAGTTAAAATTAATGAAGTAAAACTTGTTGTTCCTGATGGACATAATGATCTAATTGAACTTGGCGGAGGATTATTCATGAAATTGAAATATCCTTCAATGCAACAGTTTGTAGAGAATAACTTCTCACTTTCAAAAGCGGGAACCAATTCAGAAAAAATTGATAAAGCGTTCAAGTCTGTAATATCATGCATCGAACAACTTTATAATGAAGACGAAGCATGGTCATATTCAGATTATACTGAAAAAGAATGGATTGAATTTCTTGAGGGATTGGATAGTTTTCAATTCCAAATGATCGAGAAGTTTTTTGAAACGATGCCAAAGTTATCATATTCTACAAAGGTAAAAAATCCCAACACTGGTGTTGATACTGATGTTCTAATTGAGGGATTAACAAATTTTTTCGCATAATGCTATATCATACAGATATGACTTCATATTTTGAAGATAACTTTGCGTTGATGCATTATCATAAATGGAGTTTATTTGAAATTGAAAACTTGATGCCTTGGGAAAAGGAAACTTATATCAAATACCTAGAGAATTATTTGGAGAAGAAAAAGTTAGAGGCAGCACAGGCAGCAAATGCAATTAGTTGAGCCACAAAATCAAATCCTTCCTGGTATTGTTAGCGTAGAGAAGAAGTCTCCATCTCTTACTCCTTTACGTCGTAGGATGGGTTTGGCTTATGATAAGTTGCTCATGGAAGCGGAAGAAAGAGAAGGATCTCTTTCTCCAAAAACGATTAGAACTTTAGGTAAATTAGTTCTAGAGTTTGAACAAGTCAATACTAATCTTGCATCAATTCAAGCACAGATTAGACAAGACATTCGTGACAAGAAAAGATATTTTGATGACGAGAAAAAATTATACAAGAAGGAAGAAGAAAACCTAACCAGTTTACGTGGATCTTTTTTTGATCTAAGATCTAAGTTTGCTGGAATATCTGCAGTTCTTGCTGGTAAAGCATTACTGGAAGGTAGATTTGGTGATGCTGCTGCTAATGCTGGGTTTGCAGTTACTGCAATGCTCCCAGAGATCGTTAATATCGCCTCTGGACTAGTTCTTTCAAGAATGGCACTTGGTGGTATGGGGCGTGCTGCAGCAGGTGCCACCATCGCCCGTGGGGGTGGTGTAAGAATGCCTGGTATGGGCGGACTGGGTATGCTTGGACTTGCAGCAGCAGTTCCTCTTACAATGGGTGCTGCAGATGTAAGAAGACAAGAATTAGTAAGAAGACAAACTGGATCTGCTGGTATTAGTCCAGAAGATGTAGATAGATTTCAAGCAACAGTAACCCGTTTTGATGGAATTTTATCACAAAAAGGTGGTGGGGGAAAAGTACAAGAACAACCAAAGGTTGCTGTAGAAGATCTTATGGATAAAAAACCGCCAAATTATCCTGGCGGTGGCGGAGGTGGATCTGGTGATGTGAATGCAGCGGATGTTATTGCAGATACACCACAAGAAAAAGCATTTATTGCATCCGTTAGAGAAGTTGAAGGAACTGCTAGTGCTCGGGGATATAATACATTTTTTGGTGGATCCCAATATGGAGGAGATCTATCTAAGTTAACAGCAAATCAAGTTGCAGATTTGCAAAGAAAGTTCTTGGCAGAAGGTAGAGGAGATTATTCTGGTGGAAGATCTGCTGCAGTTGGTGCTGGGCAGTTCATGGAACCAGAAAATGTTGTTCGTGCAATGGGATTAGATCCTAGCAAGGAAAAATTTACTCCAGAACTGCAGAATAAAATGATTTTATTCCTTGCAAAGAAGAAGAGAAAAATTGATGTATCAAAACCACTAACTGTCCAAGATCTTGGTGTTTTAAACCAAGAATGGGCTGGATTTGGACCATATTATGGGCAGACAAAAAGAACTTTACAGCAAAGTCTAGACATTTATAACCAAAACCTAAGAGAAGCACAGGAAACAAAAACAACTCCAAAACCAAAAAAAT